TATTAGAAGAAACTGACCTTGATGAAGCAATGCTTAAAGGTAGAGATTACGAATATGACGAAAAAGAAGGTGTCGTAAAAATCTCTAAAAAGAACTTTGCAAAGGTAAAGAAAGATTATAAGGGTACTGACAAATCAAAACCAACGATGATGGTTCTTACTAAAAAAGGAACATCACTTGTACCAGTTAAGTTTACAGAAGAAGTTGAACTTGATGAAAATAAAGATGTTAGAAAGAAATATAAGGGTAAAGAACAAAAAGCAGTTGATATGATGATAATGCGAAATGGTGTTGATAGTGTGCAAAAAACACATGATAAAGACCCTAAAAAATTTGATGCAATGGTGAAAAGAATGTCTAAAAATATCAAAGAAGAAGTTGAACTTGATGAAAAGAAAGCTAAGGTTCTTAGTATTGAATTTAGAAGTTCTGCTGATGTAAAAAAGGCAAGAAAATGGATGGATCAAAACTTGCCAGGCGCTGATCAAGGATTTACTGGTGTAGATTATAGAGTAAAAAGTATTCAGTTTGAGGATGTGGATGATGCTGAAGGTCTTATGTCAAAACTCAAAAAGGCTGGATTTAAATTTAAGGTTGACTATAGAGAAGAAGTTGAAGAATCATACGAGTATGGTACAGACGAATACGCAAAACATACTAGAGATGTGACGCCTGGCCAAGAAAAAGAAATTGATGAAGCAAGACCAAGCGCTCGCAGAGATGCTATGAGAGACATGGGCAAAAGAGGAAAAGACTCTGCTGATGTTGATGATTATAAAGCAACTGCTGATGATCGTAAGGCTGCAGATAAAAATATTATAATGCAACTACGAAAAGCAACTAACCTTGGTGGTAAATACGAAGTAGAATTTAAAGACAAAAAGAAAGTTAAAGTAAAACCTGCAATCGCAATGGCGTTCATCAAAAAATTTGAAAAGATGAAACCAGTAGATAAAGCAAAACTACAAGATAAAGGTTCAAAATCTTATAGAGATTTATTAAAAGGTTTAAAAGAAGAAGATACTTCCAAGTTAGGAAGAATAGAGAGGAAACTCAAGGAGATTAGAAATGGGTAAAAAATATTTGAAGACTAAGGAAAACAGCCTTGAGTCCTCAGTTCTAGGAATCTGGCAGGAAGCTGCTAAGAAATCAGACGAACTTGAAGAAGCAAAGTTTAGTCCTAAAGAAATTAAAATGGCAATCGGTGTTGCATCAGATAAGAGATATGCTGGTGGAAACATGACAGGTGCTACTAAGGCAATTGATAAGATCAAAAAGGGTTTATCTGACCACCCACAAGTTAAAGCTGTTCTTAAAAGACAGAATGAAGCAAAACTTGACCCTGTAAATAAAAAGGCTTTGAAAAAAGACTTTGATGATAGAAAAGATAAAGATATTGACAATGATGGAGATGTTGATTCTTCTGATAAGTATCTTGCAAAAAGACGTAAAGCAGTTTCTAAAGCAATAGCAAAAGAAGAAACTATTCAAGCTCAAATTGATAAAGCAAAAGAGTTTAAAATACAAGATATGAAATCTGCTCTTGCACAAGTTTGGGGTATGGAAGAAGGCAAAAATCCTTTTAAGAAAGAAGAAGAGGAAAAGGAAAAACCAGTTATTACTAAAGGTGGAAAGACCTTAACAGGTAAGAAACCAGCAGCAATAGATGTGAATCCTAAAATAAAAGCATAATGTTTGATGAAAAATTTAACGGAACTGATAAAACCTTCAAAAGAGGATTTGCCAACTATATATTGTGATATGGATCAAGTTTTATGCGACTTTATTGGCGGTGCAGAAAAAGCTATAGGAATGCCTTTTGCACAAGCAGATAAAGAGGATAGATGGAAAAAGATTATAAACACTAAGAATTTTTGGGCAAATCTAGAATGGATGAAAGATGCAAAAAAGTTGTATCAATTTATTGCTAGATATAATCCAAAAATCTTATCTGCATCTAGTAAAAGAGATGTTAATTCAAGGCCAGGCAAATTAAAATGGTTGAGTAAAAACACCAAAATAAAACGTGGTGATACAAATCTAGTTAATAGAGCAGAAAAACAAAAATTTGCAACTACTGATGGAAAACCAAATATATTAATTGATGATTATAAGAAAAACATTATAGAATGGGAAGCAAAAGGTGGAATAGGAGTACATCATATAAGTGTAAGTAAAACTATTGGAGAATTGAAGCGTCTAGGTTTCAAATAAGATAAATAGAAGAAAACATATTCTTAAAGAATAAAGGAGAAAAACGATGGGTTTATGGGGAGCTACAGATGCTGACGAATCACAGCCAAAGTATTTGACCGATGCCGAAAAACTAAAGGTGTTCGCAAATACCCACGGTTGGGTTATGGAAGCAGGAGCCACTGAGAGTGGCAATGATAACACTGCTGCTGATCCAGAGGTTTTGGTCGCAATTGGTGATTTAAGTGAATCAGCAAAACTGAATACAGCAGATATTGTTACTATTGATTGGAATAGTACCACTGCTGATAAGTCGGATGGATTTACTCTAGGTGTTACAGTAAGGTTTAATGAAGCAGTTGAAGTTAATACTACTGGTGGAATACCTTATGTTCGTATTACCAACAGTAATGCTGGTTCGGGTTCTGGTCGTGGGCCACATGACTTGGCATATGCAAGCGGTACTGGTACACACGAACTTGTATTTGAACTTGCTATTGCAGCCGCTAATAGTGCTACCAACGCAAACGATGTGTTAAGTGTTGGTACTAATGCAATGGCCTTGAATAGTGGTCTTATCTCTTCCATTTCTACAGAACACGTTCTGCTTGAAAGTGGTACAACTGATTCTGCTGATAATGATGCAGAGTTCTTGCAAGAAGAAACAATGGGCGATTACTTGAACCAAGAATTGAACACTGCTGCTGTTATAACAAGTGTCTCAGGAATAGGTTCTGCTGCTGGTACTGTTACAGTAACTGCATAACATGGAGAAATAAAATGTCATTGTGGGGAACAAGTTCTACGCCTGATGCTACTACAAATAAGCCTAAATTTTTATCAACTGATAAGAATAGTCCTTATCGTAAAACTGAGGCTTTTGCAACACAAGCAGGATGGGTAACGCGGGGCCCAGCAACTGGTAATGATAACGCAGACGCACAGCCAGAAGTACTTGTTGCAATTGGCGGACTTGCTGGTGCAACTGCATCAACTGGATTGCATCATCCAACAATGACAAAATATACTATTGTTACCAATGCTGATCATGGTACTTCAAATAATATTGTATTTGAAATTGCCTATGATGAAGCTCTGAAGTACAATGCAGGGTCAGCTGCAACTATATTACTTACTGCGTCAGCAGGGTCAAATGTAACTGCAACACTAACACATATGAATGGTGTAGCATTAGCGGATGAACTAGAAGGTAATATATTAAGATTTACTGCAACAAGTGCTCAAGCAACTACATATAATATTACTAATAATAGAACAATGGGTGATCCAGATTTAGTGGATGCAATATCTGGAACGGCTATAGAAACAGACTCAAAGAAGTTTACTTCAGCGAGGAAAACAGCAATCGGTTACGAATCTATTGTGATTGCGTAACTGCTTAATATAATCGTTATAAATAAATTTATAACATATGAATAAGGTGAAGTAAAAGTGATTACTAGAGATATTCTTGAAAAAAGGAAAGAAGTTCTTTCCGAAGACATGAAAAGAATTAGATTATTATTAGAAGAATATGAGAAGAAAAAAGCAGAAGATACTGCGTTGTTGAATGGACTTTCGGGTGCATTACAACAATGCGATATCTTTTTAAAAGAGTTAGATAATGACGAGTCAGAGATGGCTAGTGATGTAGAGAATAGTCCAGAAATGGATTAATATCTACAGTAAAATTCCCACAATTTCGTGGGTTAATATAAGGAGATGCTATAATGGCTGATAAGAAAATCACGGCGTTGACCGATCTATCAACAGGTGTTGCAGGTGCTGATTTGCTACATGTAATTGATGATCCTACTGGAACGCCAATTAATAAAAAGGTTTCGGTGACTAACTTCATCAACAACCTTCCTTCTTTCATAGGGTTTTCAAACTCTGTGGAAAACATTAATGACGGACAGCAAGCTGCTCTGTCTATCACACACGCACTAACTTTGCTTGGTTCTAGTGGTACTAACACTGCTACAACTCTTGCTGACGGTACAGTTATTGGACAACTTAAAGTGATCGTTCATGACGTTGACGGTGGTAACTCCATCCTCGCAGTCACAGACGCACTTGGTTTTGCTGACATTGACTTTGTTACCGCTGGTGATTCTGCAATGTTGATGTGGACAGGTACTACTGGTTGGGCCCTCTTGGGTACAACTGATTGCTTGAACGACTCAACAGCGTCAGGTAACGGTGCATTGGTTGATATTGCTAACTAATAGTTAGGATATATCAATTATCTGGATTGGGGGGAGAGAATCTCTCTCCCCTATCTTTTGGGTAAGGAGTTATTATGAAACAAGTTTTACAAGAAATAGTTGAAACGCCCGCAGAGGAAGAAATTGAATTTCCTACTGGCGAAAAACAAAAACTAAAAAAAGCACAGGTATTGGAAGAAAGATTGATGGACGAACTTCCATCTGAAGATGCTGGAGAAGAAAATGAAACAATTTAAATCTTTTATAAAAGAAAATGTACGCACAGGTAATGCTGGAGTTGGAACTTCTCAGCAAAACCAAGCTGTGGATCAGAATACAAATATGTCTGCTTTAAGCGACCCATCAGTTGTTAAAAAACTTAATGCATGGGTAGGTTCTATAGCAGGCAACTATATATTACCAGAAGAAGCAATCAGTAAGTTGAGAAGCTCTTTGTCAAAAATTGGACTGTCATTTGATGCAGTTCCAGTAATGGAAGGTGAAAGCGGGACTCATGAAATGCCCCTAAGTTTATTTGGTGGCCGATTTGGTAAGGGTTTAACTACTCCGTATGAAGAATTTGAAGAGGATGACGGTATTTCTCATCAAATCGAAGGTGGACTTAAACTTGTAATTGGTTATGAAATGCAAGAGGACAATTCGTGTAGATTAACTGCTTCTATAAAGTAGTATGTATGAAAAAATAACGAGTGACAATATTATTATGTTTGCGATTAAACATTATGATAACCCCCAATGCGAAGGGGAAAAAGAATTTCATGATGATATGAAGAGGTTTAAATATATTAAACGTCTTTTGCGAAAACATAAAGAATCTGGTATACTTAAAGAAAGACTTCTTTTAAATCATGTAATTGTCTTGAATAATTTGTTTGGTGCTGAGGCTTGCGTGACCCTACTTCTCTTTAAGATACAGAGAGAGTATTGGTGTACACTCAAGTCTTTTTTATTATTCTTAAATATAATAAGAGATGATGAGTTAAGAGATGTAATAGAGAGCCAAGAGGTTCTAGACACTTTAAGGAAACTATAATGGGCCGCGCGGTAGATTTATTTGTCACATATAGATTTTTAAAACTGCTGACTACGCCGTTTAATAAAACTGATGCGTTTAAGTTTGGTATTATTGACAAAGATGGCAATCGAATAAAAAACGAAGATGGTTCAGTAGAAGTTCTGAGAACACCTGACGAGAAAGGTGCGTATACTATACTGCACAAACTCATATTCAACATCAAAAAACTATTTGCGAAAGTGCCGGGCCTTAGAACTAAGGTTGGTACATATGCAGCTGCATTATTTCTTCTCAAAGACACTTTCAAGGAACACGTTGAAGACCCTGATGTTTTTGAAAAGGAATTTATGAAATATCTGAAAGAGGAGGGTTATGAGTTAGATGACTCAATCTCTGAAGAAGTTATTGGATTTGGTGAAATACTACCAAAAGGTAAGTATGTTCTAGTTAACGATATTCTAAATAAAGAAGAAGAGGAATTATCTGCAAAAAAAGGTGATAAGGTTGTTGCATATGATGATGAAGCTCCTGTAGACACAGTATTGGGAGTGGAGATTTTTCCTGTAGTACATGTTAAAACACAAGAAAAAATTTATGTAAGTTTAGAGGACATAAAAGATGAAAACTAAATGGACAGTCGTATCACCTCATACTGGAATGGATGAAGATGCACCAGCAAATAATGCTGGAAGTGGTAATGTTTCAATGCCACCTGATGCGATTAAGAAAAAGAAAAAAACACTTATTGATCGTTCCATGATGGACGCTCGAACTAAAGCATACAAAGAACATCGTAAAAAATTAGAATCATCAAGAGCTGCTCGTCTTGCTCGCAAAGAAGCAACAAAAAGTAAATTTATCGAAGATGTTAAAGATAAAACTCTAAACACAGAAATGGCATATGGACAAGGATTTGATACTGCAAAACCTATGGCAGATATGTCAAACATAAATGCAGCAAAGTCTGCTACTGGATACGAACTTTATCACAAAGATTTTTCTAGTGCAATGCAACACGCATACAAGTTTGCTAAAAGTAAAGGATATACAGTAGACCCTAAAGAGATTGATAACAAAGTTGCAACTGGGCCAAAAAAACCATCAAAGGGTAAGACTAACAAGTACACTCTTGGAACAAACAAAAAACAAAACGCACACATTCAAGTTTATAATATGGACAACAAAAGATACGAACTAAATATGTATATCAGTTAAGGTGAATAACAGTGGAGATTTTTAGAAGTGAGCAATGTGGAAGATACAAACAATTCATCAGACCTATCAGAATTTTTTAGTGCGTTATCTAAAGAAAAGAAAGAAACTCGTCAAAAATTAAAAGAACAAATTGCAAATCCTGAGAGTGGGTTATCCAACCTATTTCAGCAATTAGAAGAAGTACACAGAGAAACACAAAAAGTCTCTGAAGAAACTTCTGACAACAAAAGCCTATCCCCTGATGACCAAAACAAGTTAGAAGCATTTTCTAGCCTGATGAATTCTGTTGACGTTTCGTTGCAAGAAGTACAAGAAGAAACTCCAGAGGGTATAGAAACAGTCGAACCTGTAGTTGCTGAAGTATTTAATGATAATTCTGAAAAGGAAGATGGAAAACTAGAAGTCTTTTCAAAATTATTTGATGGACTGGCACAGGTCGAAGAAAAACAAGAACCACAAGAAGAACTTGTTATTGAAGGTGAAACACCTAAACCTCAAATTGTTGCACAAGAAACTAATGATATAATCTCAGATGTTATCAGTAATCTTGATGCGATGGAATCTAAAACTGAAGTTAAAGAAGAAGTTGATCAAATCACTTCAATTAGAGCAGAGTTTGAAAAATTCAAAACTCATATTCAACAACACATATCTAATCAAGGATTCTCTGGTGGTGGCTCTGGTGAAACAAGAGTTGAATTTCTAGATGATGTTGATAGAGATACTGCAAAAGTAAACGGCAAAGCACTTGTTTATGATTCTAGTACTGGTAAGTGGAAAGGTGAATCGGTTCTTACTGGTGCTATCACTGGTCTTGATATTGATGGTGGTACAGACATAGGAGCTGATCTTGCAGATGCAGATTTAATAATCGTTGATGATGGTGCAGGCGGTACAAATAGAAAAGCTACATTATCAAGACTTAAAACTTATATCGGTGCTGGTGCAGCTGATGATTTGGTTGCTGGTGATGCCGCAGTTACTTTAACAACATCTTCTGGTAATATTACGATTGATGCAGCTGCAAACAATTCTGATGTTATTTTCAAGGGAACAGATGGTGGTTCTGATATCACTATGCTTACTCTTGACGGTAGTGCAGCTGGAGCTGCAACTTTTAACGACAAGATTATTGCAACAGAATTAGATATCTCTGGCGATGTTGATATAGACGGCACACTAGAAGCAGATGCAATTACAGTCAATGGTGCTTCACTTGCAGAAACTATTTCCGATACAGTTGGTGCAATGGTTGGTAGTAATACTGAAACAGGTATTACAGTTACCTATCAAGATGGCGATAACACATTAGACTTTGCTCTTGGTGCAGCTCAAACAACGATTACATCTTTGCTTGCAACTGACATAAAGATTGGTGAAGATGATCAGACCAAGATTGATTTTGAAACTGCTGATGAAATCCATTTCTATGCAGCTAACGCACATCAAGTAAAACTAGTTGATGGCGCTTTAGTTCCTGTAACAGATAATGATATTGACTTAGGAACGAGTTCTTTAGAGTTTAAGGATGCGTTCTTTGATGGCACAGTTACATCAGATGCATTTGCTGGGCCGTTGACAGGTGATGTTACAGGTAATGCAGATACCGCTACTGCTCTTGCAACTGCAAGAACAATTCATGGTGTATCCTTTGATGGTTCTGCTAATATTGATTTGACAGAAGTAGTTGAAGATACTGTCGGCGCAATGGTTTCTAGTAATACTGAAACAGGTATTGCAGTTACTTATCAAGACGGTGATGGAACTATTGATTTTGCACTCGCAGCTGCTCAAACTACTATTACATCTTTACTCGCAACTGATATTAAAATTGGTGAAGATGACCAAACTAAAATAGATTTTGAAACCGCAGATGAAATCCATTTCTATGCTGCAAACGAACACCAAATAAAACTAGTTGATGGCGCTTTAGTTCCAGCAACAGATAATGACATTGACTTGGGTACAAGTTCAGTAGAATTTAAAGACGCATATTTTGACGGAACGGTAACCGCTGATGCATTTGCTGGGCCGTTGACAGGTGATGTTACAGGTACAGCAGACGTTGCCACAGTTGCAACAACAGTTACTATTACAGATAACGAATCTACAAATGAAAGCAATGCTCTTATCTTTACTGCTGGTGGTGATGTTGATGGTGGTAACTTAGGATTAGAATCTGATGGTACACTAACATATAATCCAAGCACAGGTATAGTAACTGCTACAGGATTTGCTGGTGCGTTAACAGGTAACGTAACAGGAAACGCATCTGGTACTGCTGCTACTGTTACTGGTGCAGCTCAAACAAATATTACGTCACTAGGTACACTGACTGCACTAACTGTAGACAATGTTGTTATCAATGGCGCGACAATAGGACATGGTGATGACACAGACTTAATAACTGTTGCAGATGGTATCGTAACAGTTGCAGGCGAAGTACAAATGACCACCTTAGATATCGGTGGTACAAATGTTACCTCAACAGCTGCTGAATTAAATACACTAGATGGTATTACAGCAGTAGTCGGAGAACTTAATGCACTTGACATTGGTTCAACCGCAGTAGGTACAGCAGTCGCTTCTAAAGCAGTCATTCTTGATTCCAACAAAGACTACACAGGCATAAGAAACTTTACTGTAAGTGGAGAACTAGACGCAGCTACTGGTGACTTCTCTGGTGCAGTAGATATTGCTGGCGACCTTACGTTATCGGGTGGAGGAGATGGTGCGCTTACATTTGGTTCTACCAGTTCAGTTAAATTTGGTGATAATGCAGCTGCATCTTTAGTCTTTGAAGAAGGTGACAATGCGTACATGACTTTCGTAACAACCAATTCTTCAGAAGCAGTTAAGTTTGATAAAGCACTAGACATTAATGCGGCTGTTCAAATAGATGCAACTTTAACAGTTGGTGTTAATGATACTGGTTACGATGTCAAACTATTTGGTGCAACAGACGGCGCACATATATTGTGGGATGCATCTGATGATGCGTTAGAAACAGTTGGTGGTGCAACAATTAATATCGTAAAAGATAAACTAAAAATTGGTGGTACTGCTGTTACTACAACTGCAGCTGAATTGAACTTATTAGATACTGCATCTGCTAACTCTGTAGTCAATAGTAAAGCAGTTATCTACGGTTCATCTGGTGAACTAGCAGGAACACTTTCTACAGCTGCACAAACCAGTGTAACAAGTCTTGGTACTCTCACCGCGTTGACAGTTGATGATGTTGCGGTAAATGGTAAAGCAATCACAATGACAGGTTCTAGTAGTGATACTGCGGTGTTTACTGTTGGAACAAATGGTACTCTTAGTATTGTCACCACAGATGATGCAGCTGCAGCCGCAAATATTCAAATTACTGCTGATGGTACTGCTGAACTTGCAGGCACTACAGTTACTTTAGATTCTGGAGGAAATATTGTTCTTGATGCAGATGGTGGTACAATCACATTTGCAGATGCAGGTTCTTCATTAGGTACGATTACTTCAAGTGGTTATTCGGGTACAGCTGCTGTCGCAACAACAGTCACAATAACAGATAACGAAAGTACAAATGAAAACAATGCAATTATCTTTACTGCTGGTGGGGATGTTGATGGTGGAGATTTAGGATTAGAATCAGACGGAGACTTAACATACAATCCAAGCACAGGCACATTGTCTGTCACTAATATCGTTGTATCAGGAACACAAACAATTACTGACTCTGTTACGATGAACGCTAACAATGCGGTTATATTTGAAGGTGCAACACCAGACGCACACGAAACTACTCTAACAAGTGTAGATGCAACAGGAGATAGAACAATATCTTTACCTAATGTATCGGGTACACTTCCTGTTCTTGCAGCTGCAAGTACAACGCAGATTACATCCACTCCAGAAGAACTGAATATTTTAGATGGTGCAACTGTTGTGGTTGGAGAGATTAATGCGTTAGACTTAGGTAGTACCGCAGTCGGTACAGCGATTGCATCTAAAGCAGTCATATTAGACTCTAGTAAAGATTACACAGGTATAAGAAACCTAACAATATCAGGCGAGATAGATGCAGCTACTGGTGACTTTTCTGGTGCGGTTGACGTTGCCGGCGCAACAACAACTGCTGCTATAACTGCAAGTGGTATCATAAAAACTGACGATGCAACCGAAGCAACTTCTACCACAGACGGTTCATTACAAACTGATGGTGGATTGAGTGTTGTTAAAGATGCAGTCTTTGGTGATGATGTTAAACTGTTATCAGATGCAGCTGTTCTGGGGTTTGGTGCAGATGGTGATGTAACTCTTACTCACGTTGCAGATACAGGTGTTCTTTTGAACGCTGCAATGGTAGTTCAATTTCGTGATAGTGCAATCAATATCGGGTCACCAGCAGATGGTGATTTAGATATAAATGCTGATGACGAAATTGAATTAAATTCAACTCTGATTGATGTAAACGGAAACTTAGATGTTTCTGGTACAGGTGTTATAGCAGGTGCAGTTACTACCGCAGCTTTAACCGCAAGTGGTATTATCAAAACTGATGACACTACTGCTGCAACAAGTACAACAGATGGTTCATTGCAGACTGATGGTGGTCTATCGGTAGCTGCTGATGCAGTTATTGGTGATGACCTATTCTTACTTAGTGATTCAGCTGTACTAACTTTCGGTGCAGATAAAGATGTAACTTTAACGCATGTTCATAACACTGGTATTTTATTAAACAGCACCATGGCTATTCAGTTTAATGATGCAAGTCAGTCTATCAATGCGCCTAGTAATGCTATTCTAGATATTAATGCTACCGATGAGATTGAGTTAAATGCAACCCTGCTAGATGTTAATGCAAACATAAACGCAAGTGGGACATACACTGGTGCTGGAACGATGACCACAGGTGGTAACATTGTTATACCTGATGCTGGAACAATCGGTTCTGCTTCTGATACCGATGCGATTGCAATTGGTTCTGACGGTGATGTTACACTTACACAAGATTTAGAATTGCAACACGATGGTGCTATACTTTCGTTTGGTGCTAATGATGAAGTTACACTAACTCATGTTCACAATGATGGACTTCTGTTAAATGCTGATATGCAACTTCAGTTTAGAGATAGTGCAATCAACATTAGGTCAGACGCTGACGGCGATTTAGATATAAATGCTGACGATGAGATAGAACTCAACTCAACATTGATTGATATTAACGGTAATGTTGATATTAGTGGAACAACTGCAGCTGCAGCTGTTACAACTTCTACAATAGTTGCAAGTGGTATTATTAAAACAGATGATACTACTGCGGCTACAACTACAACTGATGGTTCATTACAAACTGATGGTGGTTTGTCGGTTGCTGGAGCTGCAATTATTGGTAGCGACATTTCTATTCTTTCAACTGTGACAAGCGACAATGGCGATCTTGGTGAAATTAATTTTCACAACACTACCAACGCTGGTTCTGGTTCTGGAACATCCTTTGTTAATCAGGTCGCAGCTATTCAAGGAAAAATGGAAGGCACTGGTAATAACTCTGGTGGTTCTCTACATTTTATCACAAAAGCAGATGGTGGGTCAAGAACCGAGGTAATGTCTCTTGATGCTGGTGGTGATCTTGCTTTACTAACAGATGCATCAGTTCTAACTTTTGGTGCTGATAGTGAAGTCACACTTACTCATGTTCACAATGATGGACTTCTGTTAAATGCTGATATGCAACTTCAGTTCCGTGATTCTGCTATCAATATTAGATCAGATGCTGATGGTGATTTGGATATCAATGCTGATGATGAGATAGAACTCAATTCAACATTAATTGATATCAACGGTAATGTTGAAATATCTGGAACACTTGCACAAGCAGATGCCATAACAATGGCTACAAATAAAAAGATAATATTTCGTGATACTGCAATTCACATTAGTTCAACTGCTGATGGTGATTTAGCAATTGCAGCTGATGACGAAATAGATTTAACTTCAACTCTAATTGACGTAAACGGAAACCTAGATGTAAGTGGCACATACCAAGGTGGTGGCACAATGACCACAGGTGGAAACATTGTCATTCCTGATGCTGGAACAATCGGTTCTGCTTCAGATACAGATGCAATTGCAATTGGTTCAGATGGTGATGTTACACTTACACAAGATTTAGAACTACAACATGATGGTGCAATATTATCTTTTGGTGCTAATGATGAAGTGACTTTAACTCACGTTCACAATACTGGACTTGAATTAAAAGCTGAGATAGATGAAAGTAGTGCCTACACAGGACAACTGAATATAAACTCAGTAACGAAATCATCAGGACACTTAGCCAGAATCCTGTTTACTCATGACGATCATGGTTCAGCATCAATTGCAAGTGACTACGAAAGTGCTGGCAACGGAAATCTAATATTCTCTACCAGAGGTGGTGGTGATCCAACGGAGCGTATGCGAATAAAAGGTGACGGTAAAGTTGGTATAGGTACTACTGCTCCTTTAACAAAAGCTCATATATTTGGATCAGGAACAGCAGTTGTGGCTTCTGGTTCTGACGGAAGGCAAGAGGCTATTATTGAAGGTGCAAACATTGCTCTAACTAGCAGTTTTGGCAATCTAAATGTTATTTCAAATACATCGCAAGCAGCAGACACTGGTGGTCAAATTGCTTTCGGTGGTAAGCACACAGATGATAGCAATGCTTATGGAACGTGGGCTGTAATCAAAGGTGCTAAAGAAAATGCAACTAGCGCAAATATTGCTAGTTATTTAGCATTTTCAACTCGTGCTAATGGTGCTGGCAATACAGAAAAATTACGGATTACTAGCGCCGGTAAAGTTGGTATAGGCACATCTAGCCCTAGTACACTTTTGCATGTTAATGGTGATGTAACTGTAGCAGGTGGGATTGCAGGTGTTACTGATATTAACACTGGTCAAATAGCCAATAGAAACGCCGTACAAAACGGAGCCATGATGATAGACCAGAAAGGCGGTACGACAACGCTATCAGGATATGCACCAGCAAAACCAGACAGGTATACTTCTTTTGAGGATAATGCTGGTACACAAACTGTAGCTCAAGATAGTGAATCTCCAGTAGGGTTTAATAAATCATTAAAAGTTACAAACACGGTTGCAGATTCTTCTATAGCAGCTGGAGATAGAGCCGTAATTGTTTACAGGCTTGAAGGTAATGATGCTGCAAGATTTGCTTTTGGAGGAAGTGACGCAAAAACTGTAACGCTCTCGTTTTATGTTAGAAGTAGCATTACTGGAACACATGGCGGTGCGTTAGGTAATGGTTCTGACAATAGGACTTTTCCGTTTACTTATTCTATTTCAAGCGCAAATACTTGGGAGCGCAAGTCTGTAACAATTGCTGGAGACACAACAGGCACTTGGGCTACAGATACAGGTAGAAGCTTACAAATTGTATGGAGTTTAGGTGTTGGTAGTACAAATTCGGGTACAGCAGGTGAGTGGGCGGCGGCAAATTATAATTCAGCAACAGGCGCAACAACTGCGTTTTTAACTACTTTAAATGCTACTTGGTATCTTACTGGAGTACAACTTGAGGAAGGTTCTACAGCTACAGACTTTGAGCATAAAACATACGCACAAGAAGAAATGGCGTGCAGAAGATATTATACCGAATCTGATGGTGATATATACACAGGTCTTATTGGTTTTGGTATTGCTGGCGCGGCAGGTGCTTTCCGTGACGCTGGATATTTTCCAGTTCCGATGAGAGTCGCACCAACAATGTCATATACAAATTTAGCGTCAGGTTGGAGCGCAGCAAATATAAATAGCAGAACTACGGGCTATACAGTTGAGTTAAGTAAAAATACAGCAGACATACGCCCAAATTATCAATTTACAGCAACGGCGGAGATGTAAATGAATATAGCAGCAGCAAAATATTTTCAAGCAAACGGCGTAGATAACAGTCAAGTTAGAGTTATAACAGATGAGAGTGAGACACTTTGGGTGCCAATGGATAATGGTAACACTGATTACATAGCTGTATTAGCGTGGGTAGAGGCTGGTAATACAATAGAGGACGCAGACTAAACTTTATAAATAGATAAACGGAGAAACAAAAATGATAAAAGTTTACATTTTAGTCGCAGTTATTGGATTGGTTGGTGGTGCAGTTTATGGTGCTTATTTTTACTATAATGACACCCAAAACCGTATTCGAATACTTACGGAAAATGCTGCACAATTAGAAATTGCAACACAGACACAAAAAAACACCATAGACACTCTTGTGCAAGATGCTGAACAAAATGCTGAACTTGCAAAAGAACTAAATACAAGACTTGAAGCTGCTAATAACTACAAAAATCAACTTATTGGTAAATTGAGAAAACATGATCTTTCTCGTTTGAGTCAACAAAAACCTCTTTTAGTTGAAGGAAAAATAAACCATGCGACAAAGAAATTGCTTACCGAATTTGAAACAATCACTGGCGCTGTTCCTGTTATTGCCGATCCTACTGTTAAGTAGTGGGTGTTCACTCTGGCCAAGTCTTAAAGAAATATCTGTTCAAACAGTAGAAGCAAAAAGGATTATTCCATTACAGAATAAACCTCGTCCTGTTGATATGAACAATATGCATTTTTGGATTGTTACAGAGCAAAATTTTGAAGAATTTAAGACTAAATTTACCAAAAAGAATGGTTCTTTTTTATTTTATAGTATTAGTGTAAGAGACTATGAAAACCTTGCATTAAACATGGCTGAAATAAAAAGATACATAGAGCAACAAAAAGAAATCATAATTTATTATGAAGATGCAATAACCTTCCAACAAACTGGTAAAAAACCAAAAAAAGAACTAGAGGAGATTAAAGAATAATGGGCAGTTTCAACAATAAACTTTCAGCAGAGTTTCACCCACCTAACAAATGGATTTTAGAACGTGCGCTTACATATCAAAATTCTGATATGGAAGAATCAGCACTTCAGTCGGTTGGAGTAAAATGCCCAGCAAGTAAAATTACATGTAAAAAAGATTTTGAGACAGACCTTGCAAGTGTGCCTCGTTCTATGTGGTGGTTGATTTCACCTTGGGATATAGCTCGTGCTGCAATTATTCACGATTTACTATACAGACGTATTCGAGAATATCGTGCAATAAATGAATACCCAGATAATCCAGATTTAGAAACAGTAGTTAATAACTACAAAGCTGCAAAGAAAGCTGCAGATAAAGTATTTCTAATGGCAATGGAAGATGCAACTCCAGCTGTTCCAAAATGGAAAATAAAAGCAGCTTATAATGCTGTTGTTGTCTTTGGTCGTTGGTCAATCATACCAACACAAGAAGAACTCTATAATACCTAATATGACTGGCGTTATGGACAAAAACACAGTTTCTAAGCATTACTGCAAATCTTGTGGTGATGAAAATCACTGTGGTCGCATAAATTATAATGAAGATGGCACAGTAAAATGTGGAATTTGTAAGTGTGCAGTCTGTTACCCTAGAAAAAAACAACTCAATAGAGGTTAAAATATGTGGTTCTTCTTGATAAGTAATATTTGTGGAAGTATCCTTGGCAACGCAACAAATAGTTGGTTTGCTGATACAAAACTCGGTAAATGGTTTTACCGTAAAGTTGATGATGTATCGACATGGGCTTCAAAAAAATTGGGGTTGAAGATTTTAAAAGATGAGGCAAGCTGGCAGACAAAGTACCCAAATGTCGCCTTAAAAATCGAAAAACTAGAAGCCAGAATAGAACAACTAGAGGATAAAAATAATAAAGTGGATTGATTTATTCCTGCTGGTATTGAATGCTAGCTTAATCCTACTGGTTTGTTGTATAACAAAGGAGAAAACTATGAACTGGATAAAAGAAAGATTATTGGAAAGAACTTCATGGGATGGCGCTACACTTATAGGTGTCGGTCTTGTGGTATTGTTCTTAGGCCCATTTGCAAAATACGCAGCTATGGCTGCAATTGCATGGGGTGTTGTTACTATGTTGAAATCAGAAGATTAATATCATGGCAGAGTTAGAGACAGAAGTAAAACTTATTAAAAAAGAATTACGAGATCAGCAAAAAATACATGATCGTATTGATATCGCAATTGAAAAGTTAACTGATGTCTCCAACTCTATTCATCGTATGCTTGCGGTGCATGAAGAAAAAATTGCAAGACAAGAAGAAGCAATTGAAGATGCAGAAAAATCATTAGAAAATAGACGAAGTGAACTCTCTACTAAAATAGATGAACTTCACTCTCGTATTACTACAAATAGTAAAGAAATCATGTCTGCTGCATCTGCACAGCACATTCAACAGAATAAAGAAATACAAAAGATTAAAGACGAACTTGCTGCAAGAGTAGGTGTCTTAGAGAAATGGAGACACGTTCTTATTGGTGGCTCTATCGTAATCGGGTTTATCATCCACAAGTTTATCAAATTTAGTACTTGACATTTATGGTGCAGTCCTGTATGATGTATCTAATATGTCGTATATTGATTCAAAATTCTTAAATATCCTTAGTCCTCAACTGTTAAAGTTTCAAAAGAAGGGTGATAACCTGTGGAACTTTCGTTGTCCTTACTGTGGGGATTCACAAAAATCTCGTTCCAAAGCAAGAGGGTTTGTATATCGCAAGAAAAATGACTTGTTCTTTAAGTGTCATAATTGTGGTATGGGAACAACTCTTGGCAATCTTATTAAGTATTTGGACTCTAAAATTCATAAAGACTATATAATGGAGAGATATAAAAGTGGAGTCAAAACTGTTGACCCAAAGACGGAGTTTAAATTCAATGCCCCAGTGTTTCGCAAAAAAGGTGTCCTCAAAAATCTTAAATCTATTTCAGATTTGCCAGAAAAACACCCTGCTCGAACCATCATTGAAAAACGAAAACTGCCACTCAAATGTCTTAACGACTTATACCTGTGTGAGTCATTTTACAAATTCACGAATTCATTAGTACCGAATAAATTTCCATCATTGGATGGAGATCACCCAAGGCTATTGATTCCATTTCGTGATAAAGACGGTGAAGTGTTTGCATATCAGGGTAGAGCGTTTGGTGATGAAACACCTAAGTATATCACAATCAAACTAGATAGTGATGCAGATAAAATATTTGGTTTAGACAAAGTAGATAAAAATAAAAAAATCTATGTTGTTGAGGGCCCGATAGATAGTCTGTTTTTAGATAATTGCATTGCAGTTGCTGGAGCAGACTTTAATAATGTTCAAGGTGATATAACAGTTATCTATGATAACGAACCAAGAAACGAGGAGATAGTTAAACAAATAGAAAAAACTATCAACGAGGGTCGAAGCGTTGTTCTGTGGCCTGACAGTATGAAAGAAAAAGATATTAATGATATGATTTTGTCAGGATACACAAAATTAGAAATACAAAAAATCATAGAAGACAATACCTTTGAAGGTGTTTCTGCTAAATTGAGATTTACAGGATGGAGAAAAATAAATGAAAGAAGCGTTTCAAAAACAATATGATGAGAAATCAACACCTTGGAATTATGATGGGTTTGATAAGGACATACAGAAGTTTTTAGAAGAGAATAAAGTTTTTTCTGTATGGAATTATTCTGAACTTGATAAAGACTTTGATGAAGTTTTTAAAAAGTTAAATCCACGTTCTACTGTTGTTGATCTTGGTTGTGGTAACGGCGCACAAGCATATCACATAGAAAAAATGGGTTTTGATGTAACAGGAACAGACGTAGTAAATGCACTAGAATACAAATTAAATAATTTTATTTTAGATGATGCACTAAAAAGTAAACTGACAAAGAAATATGATGTTATTATAGACAGGGGGTTAATACACAACTTATTCCATTTAAAAGAAACGCGACACAAATATTTTGAAATGATAGGTAATATAATACATGACGATAGTTATATTATTTTAAAAGTATTAAGTCCGTATGAAGCTAGATTTAATCCATCTACTCATTCTGGGCCATATCGTTTTAACGAAAAACAACTAGAGGGATTTTACTCTGGTTTTGGTTTTAAATGTGTGGAACTTAGAGACACACTTTTTTACACAAACTTGCAACCGCACCTGAGAGGATACTTAGGAATATACAAAAAGGAGCTATAAACAAAATGGAATCTGCCGAAATCTCATACCTCAACTCGGAAGAAAAATATTTAAATATCAATATAGAAAGGCACAAAGACAATAACATATCAGATCAGGCAAAAAAATTATTAAAGGATTATTATCAATTAGAAGACGAGGTATCACCACAGCAGGCATACGCGAGAGCATCGGTTGCATATTGTTATGGAGATTATGAATTAGCACAAAGAATATATAACTATGTTAGTGATGGGTGGTTTATGTTTGCATCACCAGTATTATCTAATGCACCACTTCCTAATGTAAAAACAAAAGCACTTCCCATTTCTTGTTTTTTAACTTATGTTCCTGATTCATTAGAGGGTCTTATTGACCATTCTGCTGAACTACGTTGGTTGTCAGTTAAGGGTGGTGGTGTCGGTGGACATTGGAGTGATGTTCGTGCGGTGTCAGATAAAGCGCCAGGCCCAATGCCATTCATACATACAGTAGACGCTGATATGACGGCTTATCGTCAAGGTAAGACTCGTAAGGGGTCGTATGCTGCATACATGGATATATCACACCCCGATATTATTGAGTTCCTAAACATGCGTATTCCAACAGGGGATGTGAATAGAAAAAATTTAAATTTACACCACTCAGTAAATATTAGTGATGCGTTTATGCGAGCAGTTGAAAGAGATGAGATGTGGGATTTGATTGACCCCAATGACCAGACAGTTCGCGATAGTAAAAAAGCTAGAAAAATCTGGGAGACAGTTTTAGAAACTCGTTATCGTACTGGTGAACCATATCTAAATTATATTGATACTGTTAATCGTGCGATGCCACAATCCATGAAAGACAAGGGATTGAAAATACATGGGTCTAATTTATGCAATGAAATACATTTGCCCACCTCTGAAGACCGCACAGCTGTATGTTGTTTGTCATCTGTCAACCTAGAGAAATATGACGAATGGAAAGACAGTTTTATGATTGCTGATCTTGTTCGGTTTTTAGATAATGTGCTTCAATTCTTTATTGATAATGCACCAACTGAAATAAGTCGTGCAAAGTATTCTGCTGAACAAGAGCGTTCTCTTGGTCTTGGTGCAATGGGTTGGCATTCTTATCTTCACAAACACCGCATTCCTTTTGAGTCGGACATTGCAAAAGAAAAAAATATTGAAATTTTTGAACATATAAAATCAGAAGCAATATTAGAAACAGAACAGTTAGCAACAGAACGTGGAGAGTGTCCAGACATGGAAGGAACAGGTCGGCGCAAC